AATCATTTGGGTATGGCACATCTTCATTTGCTCAATTCGCATTTTCAGGCAATGATTTATCAACCTACACCCTCCCAAGCGGAAGCAGCATCACTGGCTCTGTTGGGAGTGTTACTCAATTATCTACTACTACCGTAGTTCCTACAGGATCTTCGGGCACATTTAGTGTAGGATCTGTAACTGCTTATCCAGGACCGGAATCTAATGACACAGCCTTTGGCGAAGTAGCCTTTTCTGAAGATGCTTTTGCTGGTTCTAATGTAAGTTTATATGTAGAGGTCACTGGTTCTGGCATGACTTCTTCTGCGGGAAGTGTTTCATCCGTCACGGGAACAGCCAATATAACCCCTACTGGATCTACGGGAACTTTCTCAATAGGTAATGCAGTTATAGGAATTGGGGTTCCTGTCACTGGTTCTAGCGCTACATTTAGCGACGGGGATGTTAACATTGACATTGGAGTAACGCCTCAGCCTAGTGGATCATCGGCAACATTCTCAATAGGAACTCTTAATATAGAAATAGTTACTATTCCTACAGGATCAGCAATTACATCTAGCGTTGGCTCAGTAACTACATATAGGGGGCCTGAAACTAACGATACGGCATTTGCTGAAGATGCATGGGCAGCACAGCCTTTTGCGGGATCCAACCAGAGTACTTATGTCACTCCTGGCGGAAATGCAGGCACATTCTCCATAGGATCCTTGACAATTACGGGTACAGGACTTATAACACCTACTGGTTCTGCTGGAACTTTCAGTATTGGTGATACTGTCATTGCATCTATTTATGATGTAACTGGAAATGTGGCAACCTTTAGTGAAGGGGATCCAACTGTCACTGCAGGTGCTACTGTAATACCTACTGGATCAGCTGGTACATTCAGCATTGGAACGGTGGTAATAGAAATTGGTGTTCCAGTAACTGGATCAGAGGCGACTTTCAGCATAGGTAATACTACTGTTACTGGTGGCGCAACAGTGAGCGTAACTGGGTCAGTGGCAACATTTAGTGCGGGTACATTGAACTTAACAATATGGAATAAAGTGGATAATACGGTTACTAACACATGGACAGAGGTAGTAAAAGCTTAAGGAGGATACATGGCTGATTCGACAATATTAAATCTTGACCTTCAGGCGACTGGCGCTAACGCTGGAACGTGGGGAACGGTCACTAATGAAAATCTACAGAAAATAGAAAAGGGAATCAAAGGCTATAAAGCTGTTGATGTTGCGGGAAGTGGAACTACAAGCTTAACGGTTTCGAGCGGAACTGCTGGGGCAAGTGATGAGCAAAGCAGAGCTTCTCTTAAGTTTACTGGAACACTAACAGGTAACATGGCTGTGGAATGTGAGGCCGTGGAAACTTGGTATTTCATTGATGATAGTTCTAATCGTGGTGCTGGACCATATACTCTTTCCTTCGGCCCAGCTGGCGGAACAGCCGTCAGTCTTATGGCAACTACAGGAGCAAAATATATTATTTATACCGATGGATCGACAGCATTTGACGTGCTTGCTGACGCCGGAAACGTTACGGCAAATGGAACACTTACTGCTGGAGGAAATGTCAGTTTTGACACTGGAACATTTGTATTCAATACTTCAAAAGGAGACTATGACGCACGATTTGCTGGTGATACAGAAACTAACCTTCTTTTTGTGGATGCAGGAACAGATCGTGTAGGGGTTAAAACAGGATCCCCTCAAGCAGATTTAGAGGTTGCTGGAACATTTAAAGTAACAGGAAATTCTGACTTTGATGGCGGAACCTTTATCTTTAATGATAGTCAAGCAGATTTAGATTTTAGAATTGAAGGAGATGGTCAAGAGTTTCTTTTCATGGTTGATGCCAGCACTGATCGTGTAGGCATTAATACAGAGACACCTACAGCTGATTTTAATGTGGAAGGTGCTGTCGTATTCAATGATGATGGAGGAGATAAGAATTTTAGGGTGGAAGGAGACACTGATGAAAATCTGTTTATCTCCGACGCCAGCGCAGATAAAATAGGAATAGGAGTTGCCACACCTGCTAGTGGAAAACTTGAGGTTAACCAAACTAGCACTACAGCTGCTATTTCATGCATTAACTTGGATCAGGATGATGAGGATGCGGAATTTCTTTATTTTGACGGAACTTCAGCAACAGATAGTTCTACTAATATATCTTCTGCAACCACTACTACCGGAAGTAAAGTAGGTGCTGTTAGAGTAAGCATTGGCGGGACCGCTCGTTGGATTAGATTTTACGATACAGCAGAATAGGAGTTTAAATGCCACTTATTAAGATGCCATTTCAGCCCGGCGTTAATAAACAAGTAACAGAATATGGTGCTGAGGGAACTTGGTTCGACTCAGACAACATGCGATTTCGCTATACTCTTCCTGAAAAGATTGGAGGATGGGAAAAGGTAACAAGCGATGCACTCGTAGGCGCTACACGTGGAATCATTACATGGTTTTCCCTTGATGGCGATCAGTACTCCATTATAGGAACAAATAAAAAGCTTTATACTTTTGCACAAGGGGCGTGGTACGACATAACCCCGACCCGTGCGACCGGGACAGGAAACATTACAGGATTTGAAACTGATTCAACAACTTCCGTAAAGATTACAGATGCGGCACATGGAGCAATTGAAGGAGATTTTGTAACGATTGACACCGTGTCCGGAGCAGTCAATGGAATTCCCGCCGCTAATCTTGAAGGAGAATTTGAAATTCAATCAGTAACATCTACAAGCGTATACACCATCATTGCCAAATCTGCCGCTACAAGCACTGGTGCGGTGGTTGCTACTGCAAATGCCACTTATGAAATAAACACTAACCCAGCCACTTCCGTTCTAGGATATGGATGGGGGACAGGACCATGGGGTGGAGTAGTAGGAGGGCCAGGATGGAATACTTCAAGGTCAACATTAGCTGCCCCTAACAGCGTTCAATTGGATTCAGGCAAGTGGTCTTTGGATAACTGGGGAGAGGATGCCTTGTGTCAACATCTTAATGGTAAGCTTTACTATTGGGATACTTCAGGAGGATTAGCAGATCCTATGACAAACATCGCGACTAATACAACAGTTTCAAATGCACCTACTAAAAGTCGCTTAATGATTGTTTCAGGAACTGATCGTTTTATTATTCTTTTAGGAACAGAGACAACCATAGGAGATGACTCTACGCAGGACGACATGTTCATTAGGTGGTGTGCGCAAGATGATGTAAATACATGGACACCCACTGCAACTAATACAGCTGGATCACAAAGACTTACAGACGGAAGTAGAATTGTTTCTGCTAAACGTTCTCGTGGCGCTGTTCTTATATGGAGTGATACGGCCCTTTATCAAATGCAATTGATTGGCGCTCCATTTATTTTTGGATTTTCTCAACTAGGATCAAATTGCGGAGCGGTGGGGCTTCATTCAACAATTGAAATTAATGGAACAGCATTTTGGATGGGCCGAGATTCTTTCTTCCAATTTGATGGAACGGTTCAAAAGATTCCATGCTCCGTTGAGGATTATGTTTTTACAGACATTGATGAGTCAAATCAAAAAGATACATTTGCCGCTGCCAATAGCGAATTCAATGAAGTAACATGGTTTTATCCAACAAATGGATCTTCACAAGTTGATCGGTGTGTCACTTACAACATTAAGGAAAGAGTATGGAGTGTAGGATCATTGGCGCGAACAAGCTGGGCAGATAAAGGAGTTTATAATTTTCCTTATGCCACTGACTACGACTCAACGTCTACAACAGCTACCATCACAACCATAACTGGACTGACGGCAGGAAGAACATTTATGTACGCGCAGGAAAAAGGAAATAATGCTGATGGTTCAGCGATGACTTCTTATGTGGAGTCGGGAGAGTTTGTCATTCCGCAAGCCGGAGAACAACTAATGTCAATAAGCAGATTTATACCAGACTTTAAGAATCTTTCAGGAACAGTTAATATCTCATTAAAGTTCAGAGATTATCCAGCATCAACCCAAAGGACTAATGGTCCTTTTGCAGTTACAACATCTACAACTAAAATTGACACCCGTGCACACGGAAGACAGGGTGCTATACGAATAGAAAGTTCAGCCGTTGATACGGCATGGAGATTCGGAACCTATCGTGCGGAAATAAGACCAGGAGGATTAAGATAATGGCACAGATAACTTTACCAAGATTACCACAGGCAGGAGAGGAATATAGTCCTGTACAGGTAAATCAACTTATAACGTCTTTGGATCAATTAATTCAGCTTTTAAATAGCTCCTACACCCCAGAACAACTTAGGAACGATGATGAAGCCGTGGCGTGGTTCATAGCATAGATGGCTAATACGTATAAAAATTACAAGATGGATTTAGTAGATACTGATAATGAATCAGTGTATACAGTACCAGATGCAACTACGGGAATTATCAAGTCAATTATTGTGTCGGAAGATACGGGAGCTACCCCCACTATCACTCTGACCTTGGTGGATTCTTCTGCCGCTGTCTTTAGTCTTTTTAAAACAAAAGCCTTGACAGCCAATGGAACACTGGAATTATTGACAGAACCTTTAGTGGCACAACAAAATGAAATAATAAAAGCACAGGCGTCTGCGGGGAATCAGCTCCACATTGTCATCTCAGTGCTTGAGATAAGTTAATACTTGCTATATGGTGGGAAAATGCCTATAAATAACGATGAAGTAATTGAATACGCTATAGTTAACGGCGAGAAGGTTCCCAAGATTGTGGTTCCTGCTCAGATTACTATAAAACATAAGTTAACTGGGACAGAGTATGGTTCCGAACAGGAAGCTCAAGCCGACGTGGATGATCCCAACACGCCAACCCAACAAGAACACATAGAGAGACATGTAACTATACAAGTTGCAAGTTTATTGGACATGCTTAGCGAAGGAGGAGTATAATGGAAAATCCACATTTCGATAGAGAAACAATCACAGAAGACATTGGGTTTAGAGGACCTCATTTTGATGAAAGCATAAAAGAAGAATTTTCATTTAGACCAACCAACCTAGGTCAACCGGCATGGACTCCAGAAGGAGAATATGGAATACATGGTGAAGGGCATGGATGGAGATCGCAGGAAGATCCTCCTTCCTATAGATCAGACTGGCAAGATTATCCGGCGGATG